CATCCTCAATTTTCTCAGCCCTGGTGATTGTAGGTTTTTGGCCTGGTTTTTTTGGAGGTTTGGGTGGTTTGGTAGCAGGTTTAGGTGGTGCTATTTCAGGAGGCTCAATGACTTCACCCCTCACATCTGATAATTTGGGTTCAAAATATAAGGTACATCTACAGTTTATAACATTACCAGCTGAGCCATTATAATCCCCAGGATATTCAAGGCTTTCCCCGGTTTTCATAAATACCCCATCCATCTCAGCTGTTTCACCATCAGGACCTGTAGGGAATTTCCCGTAATGATCGAACCTGTTCAATCTGCTGCGTCCAGGTCTCCTGGTCCTGCTATCCCTGGTAGATAGCCATACTTTATCCATAGCCTCTCCTGTCTGCCTTGCCCCTATTACACTCCCTAGATTGCTGGCCATTGTAGTTTCCGTTCTGGCTATTCTAGCAGCTCTATAGGTGGCATCTGTTCCCCATTGCCATCCTAAATCATCTCTGAGTTTTATTGCCATCTGTGAGGCCCCAAAACCTTGTGTAGTTGATTCCTGTAGGCTTCTTTTAATTATTGTTACAGCTCTCTCTTTTGAGGCTCCTGTGATAGCGGTTATACGCTCCCCGGCTGATGTATCCAGTAGGAAATTTACATTACTTAACCATTCCTCATCTGTAGGCATTCCCCCTGCTTTGAGTATCCATTCCCTGCCTATGGATTTGGTTATATCCCGATAGGTGGCCCTGGCAAAATAGATCCCCACAACCTCCAGATTTTTGGATAAAGCCTCTTTAATGGGATCCTCCTTGATCAGCTGAGGGATCCTGCCCTCTATATCCCGGAAATTAGAGACATCGATCTCATCCAGGACAGGCTGGATCTGTGCCATCAGGGCCTTTTTCCAGGTGGGCTCCATCCGTTTTGCAAATCGGTCCCTTTTAGCTTGGGTGCTTCTCCAAAGCAATGTTTTCTGTCTCTCGGTCATCAGTTCATATTCATATAGACTGCCACATCATCGGTCCTCCTCAGGATCCCATTATCTTCCCCGGAAAAGGCAAACTGTGCCCCCTGCTTAACAGCAGACCACTCATGTTTATCCTGAGTCATTTTGATCTTTAAAGTTTTTCGTCTATCCATTTGTTTAAAGGTCCAGGATCAATCATAGCCTGGCTTAAGGGTATCTTTCCACCGTCCAGCCAGATCTCATCCATGCCCTCCAGGTCCAGCTCCTTATAATCAATGGCATCTCTTTTCTCATTAAGAGTCAACATTTCTGCATCCTTTAACCACTCCATCATCTGTTTGAAATCAGTTTGTAGCTCTGGAATAGCTTGTAAATCTATATCAAACCAGTAGTTTTTACCATCCTTTTTACTCCATTGTGAGATCCATCCTCTATTTAATTCATCTCTTATGCTCCTCATCTCAGGTATAACACAATTGGTGTAAGCTGCCATCTTAGCCTCTTTCATGTTATTGTATGATTTATTCTCTGGGTCATTAAATAACTGACTTTGTAACCCATAGATGCCACACAGCTTTCTGAGGTCCACCTGTTCCTGTTCAATTATCTTCAGATCCACAGGGCTCATACCCATCTGTTGCCATTTAACAGCTGCCCCTGTAACCATGATTTTACCAGCATTTTTAGCCCCTCCATACTTCTCATAGTATTTCTGCTCTATCATATTCGCCTGCTCTACGGTTAGCCCTTTCTCTCCAGGCGTACCTACATATCTAGACAGCATCCCTATTGCCCCCATATTTTGTAGTGTTTTTACAGAAGCTGTTATACTATCATTGTTTCTCCTGACCAATCTGGAGGCTGCCTTTAGGGGGCTCATCCCCTTTAATCCTCCCATGTTAATAGGTAACGGACTCCAGTATTTGTAATGGATTATTGACTCCGGATCTATTCTTTTATTAGGATCACCTATCCAATAATACCACCCCACTGGCTTCATAGGGCCACCATATTTAATATCAATGAGATATGATGGTAATATATCAAACATAATAAATAAACCCGCATTTGAGCCCGTAATGGGTCCCATACCGTGCATGTATGTGTTTCCGGTAACCAGTTTAAACCCCAATAATTGTTCTATAAACTCAGCCTGCCCCTGTCTCTCGTTTGGGTTTTTCCATGTTTCGATAATCTGATGATTGTTCTCCACTGGCTCCAGTGCCTTTGTTTCATATAATCTGGATAGTATTGACTCTGTTGGGTTAAGATTTTTATATCTGTTGAGCCACTTCTCATCCTTCACCTCATATAATATCCATGGAATTTGCGCTGCCAGCCTTGTTATATAGTTGACTATCATATAAACATCAGGATTCATCATGTACCCCTCTTTCATCATGGTCTCCTCTCCAGACTGTAGCCATACAGGTGAACCTGTCCCTGTTAATATATCAGTCATCCCATTGCCAAATGGCAGCCATGACTTCTCTATCTCCCTCTGCACTGCTTTGGGAAAAAATCTACTTATCATGCTTTTTCTTTCCATATCTATACTACAAAAAAGGTGTCCTCATTTACCATTAACTCAGTAACTGCCCAGACCATAGCATCCACTCTGTCCGGGCTTTTTTCACCCTCTTTTGCTGCCCATGTGGTCATCTGAGTCTCCAAATCAGGGAGCCCTCCCAGATGCTTTATTTTGTTCTGCTCATATAGAGCGACTATTGGCTCAGCCCTGGTAACTTTGCCCCTGGTTGCGTGCACCTTGCTATAGGGGATGTTCCTTTGCAGCGTCCTTAATATCTGCTCAATCATATCTCCTCCATTGTTAGCTTCTCCGATTATGAGATCAGCCTTGTGGTAATTATATGCACCTATAGCTTTCTGTGCCCATTCAGTTGGAGTATATGTGCCACTAAGATCTTCTAATATATAGCATCTGTCATCTATCCCTAAGCCGGCTACTATAATCCCCGTCTGATCACTGCTGATGTCTGAGGTGACAGCTGGATCAATAGCTACTACTATTCTAATTAATTCAGGGGCCTTAGCTACGTATGCTTCTTGTATCATTTTCTGGGTCCATAAGGCTCCTATGATATCCTCTAACAGTTCGGCATATAGTTCCTGTTTGCCTATCCTTGTCCCTTCATATTTAGAAATAATCTTATTAAAGAATGACTGAGCAAGATTATCTTTGTTCTCAAATGTACTACCCCTGGTCAGATGTGTGGTGGTATCTTTTACCAATTCCTTAATGGTGGGGATAGGTCTGGGTGTGGTGGTTACTATAGCCTGTGGATGAGTGCCTAATCTAAGCCCCATCATAGCATTATCCCATGCCTCCTGAGCATATTGCCAGCTAGCAAGCTCATCAGCCCAAAGTTTATGACATTGCGGCCCTCTTAATAAATCAGGTTCATCAGCACTGAATAACTCGCCTTTACAACCATTAGGCCATGTAAGCCGTTTTTTCGATGGTTCGTATTTGGGCCTATTACGATTAGGATGTATAGCCAAGATACCAGCAGGGCCCTCTATCATCGTGTCCCTGACGTCTGATGCAGTCCTCCCTATAAGGTGGATGATGGGATAGTGATCACTCCAGATCCTGACTGTCTCTGCCCCGGTCCTTGATTTTCCAAATCCCCGGCCAGCCATGATCAGCCAGGTGATCCAATCCCCAGGTGGGAGCTTCTGTTTGTCCCTGGCCTGGATACTCCATCTATAATCCAGCTCCTCAATCAGTATCTCCAGCTCCTGTCTCTCTGATTGTTTTAGAGATAGTAAGGATTTTCTCAATGAGCTGGTCATCTGTGAGCTTTCCAATTCCTTCACTTTCATCAGTTATACTCAGGGACTCCTTTGGTTTGCCTAACATTCTGTCCAAATACTCCCTGGCTGCCCCCAGGTTCCTGCCTTTTTCAGCCTTGTCAAAAAGGATCTCCAGAACAATAAGGATCCTAGAGGCTGTCACAGATCTGGTCTGACCATCAGGTAGATCCATCAGAACCTCAACCTCCTGCAGGCCGTGTTCAGCTATCTTTCTCCGGATGTCTTTGACATCATCCTTTTGATTTGTAGGTAGTTTGGCCAAATCTGTGCTTTATAAGATTGGCAAATATTACAAAAAAAGCCCGACAATATCAATTATCAGGCTATTCAATCTATCAACAAGTTTATCAAGTGACTGTTTGACTCCTCCTGTAGGATAGTATTGGCATATATTGTTAATAAGATTGTTTATAATATGATGATTGTCAATACTACGATTAAAACAATGCAGATCAGGATCAAGTATCTCAATCCTTTAAAGTCTGTTCTGGGCTCATTGTAGTCTATGATTTTCATAATTCATCCACAGTTTTGATTTTCAACTTGCCATTGATTATATCCCCCAATATCTTCCACTCATTGAGCAATCTATTATTTGTAATATATTCGCTGAGATCTCCATTTCCCTGGACTTCAATGGATAGAGTTAATCTAAGTCCTCCTTGGATGGTTTGTGGGATTCCACATATCATTATAGTGGATGGAATTATCAGATCTCTCTCTAAGATCTCTACTCCGGTTATGATCAGATATGGTGTCATGGCTCATCAGATATATTGGGGATGAGCTCAATATCTGCCTTATCCAATATGTCAATGACCCTCCACCAGGCAGCATGAATCTTTTCCTGGAGCTTTGTCAGTTGCTTATATCTGGGATCATCCTTAAAATCTGGATTTTGTTTCGCCATCCTGTTTCTCTCATCCTGGATATCCTTTTCCAGGTCCATGATTTCTCTGTATCCAAATGTCATAGCTTTATAGTTATCTGTCCTCTGAATGTTTCCATGCCCTTAACAAAGTCATCCCCCTCCATTGATTTGGAGATCTTTACAAGGTCCTTTTTGATCATCTCAATGGCTAGCTTTTCAGCCAGCTGGGCCTCCACCCATGCCTCTGCAGCCAGCCTATCTTTTTTGTATTCAATGGAGAGTTTGACCATGCTGCTGGCCTTGGTGGTTAGAGTGACATAAGATGAGAGTCCCAGAGTCCGGTGGATCCATTTGAGGATCCTCACCCTCCTCCATAGTTTACTCTGTTTCATGTTCCTTTTTTTAGTGCTTTGATTATCTCATCCAGGGGCTCTATCTCAATGAAATGCCCCAGGTTTATTCCCTTGGATCCATCCTCACATATGATCCAGTATCCATCATCTGTCTCCATGGCTTTTATATGGAGCCAGCTGTGGTCCCTGCCCAGGATGATCTCCGGGATATCATTCTCATCAGGCCTGAATCCCCTGACAAATAGCTGCTCATTTAGGTTCATATTTTAGTCCCTCCTTTGTTACGGTTCCTAAAATGAGCTCTGGATCTGTCCCTGGAGTTGCTATGATCAGCTGGCCATTTTCTTTGCCAGTCAACTGGGATCCCACCGGAAACCAGAGCCCGTCCACCTTGGCCATATTGTATCCCACATCCTGTATGATAGAGTAATCTCCCAGCGTTTTCAATATCTCCAGGGGGCACCAGGGAGCTGAGTGATAGGTCATATTCTGCAGGGGCTGATTGATCTGCCAGGTCCGGAAATCCATGCTCATATATCTGGGTGGCTCCTCATTGGGTATCTCGGCCCTGGATCCCATGCCTGCCTTCCTATCCCCCTGTGCTATCTGGTCCAGCTCTAATCTGTCAAAGATCCAGCCTATATATTTCTCCTCACTAAAAATATCCTCATATCTCACTGTCCAGTCCAGATACTCAGTTCTTTCAAAGCACCAACGCTCAGCAAAATAGAGATAATCTTTCAGCTGATAGTTCGGCATGGTTTTCCATTGATCACCGAACCTACGGACAAAGGACCCGAAAATATCCCAGGGGTTTTTGATGATCCAGATCCTGGTCACATCATAAGGATAGAGCTGGATAGGGAGGCCCACAAATTTGCAGACAATATGGGTATAATTGCCTGGATCAATTATAATAATGTCCGGGAAATCATAAACCTCCGGCTCATGGTCATATACATCCGGATGGTCCCCTATGATCCTCCTGAGGATGGTGGTCCCACTGTGCGGAAAGCCATTGATTATTATCTTCTTCATCTCTCTCCTTTTAATAGATTTAGGAAAATTGCAATTAAAATATCTTTATCATATTGCGTTATTATTAATCCCCTTCTTGATTCCCATGCATTTATCGCTTCACTCATCTTTTCTTCTGTTATCTCGGAG